GGCGGGTTGAAGAGGCTGGGAGCGATACTCTCACGGGATGAGACTGGATTTCCAACGGATTTACGCACTCCGTATTGGCGTAACCAATCACGCCAGGAAGTTGTAAAACTTTTTGAATCGGAGGGTATAACCAGTTATATTCAGTCTCACTGTGAAATGGATGATAAAGAGAAAGAGGGTGTTGGCCCGATGTCTATCATGACACCAGCATCTGAGCGTCTTGAAGACACCAAGAAGTATTTTGAACCAAAGTCATATAATCCTGATGAAAAGGCTTTGGCTGATGCCCAAAATATGATTCTTTCCTTAATTCCATCTCACTCTGTGAGGCCTCGTGATCCGAAGGTCACCATGCAATTGTTACCCAAAGGCACGAATTCTGGGTTACCCGATTTGACCCGAAATCGGGCTGCATTGGATGATTGTCTACTAAGAGCAACAACTATGCGTTCAGCGAGTGAAATGTATCCAGCTGTGCGTGGCTGGAGAGGTCAACAGTCCGGAGAGGATATTCCTAAACAACGAGTAGTATGGATGATGGACCATGCTGAAACCATACTTAGCTCTATGTTTATGGGGCCTCTACTTGAATTGCTAAGAGTTCATCAGGGCTTTGCTGCATGGGGTACTCCTTTTGATGTCGATAATGCGGTTACTCGTATTATTGATAAGGCCAGAGAAAGGGGTGGTACAATATACTCGTTTGATTATTCCGGTTTTGATACATCATGGAGTAGGGATATGTTTCGTGATTTATTCATATGCCTACATGAATGGTTTGTCCCGGGATTTTCTCTTCAGCTTTCCCTTATGGAGGAGGTACTCTCAACGATCCCTCTTGTCATTCCATGGGATGTGCTGTTTGGTGAGCATGGAATGTGTAGTGGATCAGGCTGGACGAATGGTCTTGATTCATTACAGAATATGAAGAATGGCTTCTATGTCGCCAATCGCTTGGGCATTGATGTACAGGATTGCGAAGTCATGGGTGATGACGGTGTATTCCTGTTTTCCGATGACCCTAGTGTAAGTGAGATCAGTAAGGTTGTTGCTGAGCTTGGTATGACTATGTCGGATACGAAACAGCATGTTTCTGATACCACAGTACACTATTTACAACGAATGCATGATCATGCATATCGTGTGAAAGGTGTGTGTGTTGGTGTAAGAAGTCCATATCGTGCCATTTCTGGTTTCACCTCTTATGAGAGGTTCAGGAAGGACTGGAATAGGTTAATGGATAGTGCTCGTATTATATCACAGGCCAATAACTGTATGTGGTATCCATCGTTTGAGCAGCTGGTACGGGTCATTGTGAACGAGGATGAACCGCTGCGTTCTGGCATGGACCCTGTCGAAATATTTCGACAAGCGGGAGGACCTGATGTGATTAGGCAGGTTCTTGGATATGCATCGTTCCCGTTCAACGTGAGTGATCCTAGTGGTGTTGAGAACTTTGCGTTCACTAGGACCTTTCGTGCTCTACCGTAATCAGTATGGGTGTGTCTCAA